ACCTCCTCGTTAGTTGGCAGAGTTCCGTCTGTAACTGCGCAGTGATAGTGGTTTTCGTCCATTTTTTTTATAATGTTATGAATGTAAAAGTCGTGGTTCAAGTTAATATTGGTGTAGTTTGTCTCATTTAAATTGAAAAAGTTGTTGTAAATAGGGATGTAATTTTGACTAGAGTTGCATCCAAACTTTACTAAATTTTCAAATGTCTTGTGGTTCTTTCTCTTCTCATAGTTAACAACTGATGTCATATACTGCCCCTTTAGAAAAATCGGTACTTCTTCAACGCAATTCACCATTATTTGCTTTTGCGTTACAACTAGTAACGAACCTTTATATGAGTATTATATATGTCATTAGAACTAAAGAGATTCAACATGAAGAGAATTAGCTTTAAACCTTCTGAAAACAAGGGTCCCGTGGTTGTATTGATCGGGCGACGTGATACGGGAAAGAGTTTCTTAGTTCGAGATTTGTTATATTATCATCAAGATATCCCCATTGGCACAGTCATCTCTGGTACAGAAGAAGGGAACGGCTTTTATGGACATATGGTACCTAAACTTTTTATTCACAATGAATATAACACTGTTATCATTGAAAATATACTAAAACGACAAAAACAAGTATTAAAACAAATCAAAAAAGAAATGGAAACCTACAAGAAATCGTCCATTGACCCGCGCGCATTTGTTATTCTAGACGATTGTTTGTATGATAATACATGGTCTCGTGATAAAATGATGCGGTTGCTTTTCATGAATGGTCGTCACTGGAAAATTATGCTTGTCATTACCATGCAGTACCCTCTTGGTATTCCGCCGGCATTACGAACAAACATAGATTATGTATTCATATTGAGAGAACCCTATATTGCAAACCGAAGACGTATCTTTGAGAATTATGCCGGTATGTTCCCGACATTTGAATCCTTCTGTCAAGTGATGGACCAATGTACAGAAAATTATGAGTGTCTGGTGATTGACAATAATGCCAAGTCAAACAAACTCCAAGACCAAGTATACTGGTACAAGGCTGACTCGCATAACGACTTTAGATTGGGTTCAAAGGAATTCTGGGAGTTGTCAAAGAACATGAACTCTGATGATGATGATGAAGCATATGACCCCGATAAAGCCAAGAAACGAACGGGACCTCGTATAAGCGTGAAGAAGACAAAATGGTAGTGTAGGTGTTTAGTTAAATGTTCAAATCTGTAATAACACGTCTTATATACAGAGTATACATGAGCGAAGACATATATACTGGCATTGAGTCATCTGATATTGATAAAAAAATCATATTGTTTTCGGTAGGACACAGATGCACGTCAGCATCGCTTATCAAAGAACTGCGCATCAAGTTTGAGTCGTATCCATTTGACTGGGTGGTATCCAAGTTGGATGTGGTTCTGCATTGTATTCAAGATGATTTTTGTCAATATTTAGACCAAGGCAATTATGAAAATTTAATTAGCGAAACATTCAATCGATGCGACGGAGAGAAAAGACACATTTGTCACGAAACTATAAGTTTTAATAAATTTTACGAAACAACATTCTTACACGAAACTGGGGGTATCGAAGAAAACGTATTGGGGACATATGGAATGATGTTGGCGATGACCCATCACAATATTTGCACGGATCATGACAAGGGATATTTTGAGAGATGCGTTGCACGTTTCAAGAACGTACTGACTCTTCCCCAACGAAAATATTATTTATATGTCCATCCTCTTATGGGCATCAAAGAGTTTGAAGAAAAGGTATCGTCGCTTTTGGTATATTTTATGGATTTTGTGGATGGTTTTAAAGGGTGCACAAAGAATTCCTTTGGTATCTTTTTTGTTCCTGTGAAAAACCATGCCAGAAAAAACCAACGAGAGACTATATTCGAAAACGAAGATATGATAGTATTTGTGTTATATACCAATGATAATCTTATTGACGGCGGAGGCGTGTATGACGGCGATTTTTACAATGAGCAATATACAATTCTCACGACCATTGAAAAGGTTGTTGGTATCGGTAGAGAATAATAATAATGTATTATTACCCTGTATTTTTTACAATAGATAATAAAAAATCATTGTATAATATATATACCGAATGCGTAAAGCATATACAACCAAGAAATTCAAGAAATTCAAGAAATTCAACAAAACAAACAAAAATAAAACTTTCCAAGTTAAGAAGAGAAAAAGTAGAAAAAGTAGAAATCGTTCTACAATACGTAATGGTGTAAAGAGTGCAAGAAAATACGCACGTGCTACGCGGGTATTAAAAGGATTTGGTTCAAGAAAAGATATGGACAAAGAAAATCAAAAGAAGAATATATTAAAACAGAGTATACCCAACGTAGCCCCTGCCTCGCTACTTCGCGCATTTATATTATACTCCCTTGAACAAGTACAACAGATGACCAATGATGAGTTGAAGAAAGTATACGTTCACTGGAGGGTGGTAGAAACCGAACGTAGACAGAATTCAAGAACCAAACAAAAAAATAATATTGATATACCCATCTTACCAAAAACGCCCAGCCCACGCGCTTCACTCCCCAAACGTAGCAGAAATGAATCAGATAACATATTTAATTCACCTTTCAAAAAGAAGGCGTTGAATGTTGAAAGTAGTGTAGATGAACCAACTGCGTTGAAATTATTCACTAATGAGGAGGGCAATATAAATGACGTTGATGCCACGCATGACGAGTTAGCTTTCACCCAACCCACCAGTTATGCAAATTCGCCACCAACTGAACAAAGGGCGAATATTAATTTGAACGAGGAGGATGATTTCTTGGATACATTTGACGCCTACGATACAAAATAAATAATGTGTATGACATTTACACAGATGTCTAGCTCTAGGTGTCATAATAGAATAAACATGGACGCCCATATTTATTCTATTTAGATGTGTGTATGTGGTTATAACAATATGGGTATTAATCCGCCTTTTCCTTCTCCTCACTGCACGTGGTTGCAAACGGACCACTCACAAGCTGGCTTTGACCATTGTCACTTTTGCCAATCACAATATTCTCGCCTTCAAACAACTCTGATCGAATATCTGCAGTAGAAATCTCGGCATCATCCTTGCTTCCGGTCATAAGACTCTTTTCTTGGGTGTTTGCGAGACCTACGCCAATCAAATTACCCGCGGCATCTATAGTCTGCGTAAGAGTATTTCCGCTCTTCTCGGCCTTCTTAATATTTTCATCAATTGCCTGCTGCTTGCTATCCTTGACGCGCTTCTCAAAACTCTCCTTTGCATTTGTCTCGTTTCGGTTCTTCTCGCTCATCAACTTGTTCAACTCTTCCTCCATGTACTCAACACGTCCAGTCTTGTAGGCCTCAGGGTCCCACGGCATCCACATGCCAACTGGACCGACGTATACATCATGACTTGGGTCAACCTCGCGCAGCATCTTGCATCTTAGCTCGGCTTCCTCCATGGTAGGATAAGAACCACGCACTTTGATGCCGCGAGTATGAGTTTGAAAATTATGCGCCACACCAAACATCTTCTCTAGATTCTCCTCATTTTTATCAATATACGTCTTGTAGTCATCTTCCAATGCGCTGGGGGTAATATTCTCCTTTTCCTCCTTTACGAATTCTTGAAAATCTGCCATAACGTCGTCAAACGTAAGTTTGTACTTAAAAGAGACAAAGTTTAGGAACTGGACAAACTTCTCCATGGACTTGTTCATATCCCAAGACTTGATAAACTCTTGGAAATAAAACATATCCTTCTGCTTCAATATCTTCTCGGGGGAGACGAATGAAACACAGACAAATTTCTGACCAGCAAGTTTGCGGTCTTCCTCTAAAAGATCAACATATTTAGGGTTGGAAGTTCCGTCGGTATTAAGCTTTCGCTCAAACGATGCGCTATTGGACATAATATAATACTACCACAAGATGATTTTAAGTAATTATTTATAATATATTCTATAATTTCTATTTTTTTCTGTATTATTAATATACATGAATCGCGTTTTCGATGTTGGTGAGCTTGTGAAAAGGCTAATAAAATACCTAGTTGAGGGTCTTATGGTTGCTCTTGTTGCCTATGCAATCCCCAAAAGGTCTCTGGATTTAGAAGAGATTGGAATGATTGCTCTGGCTGCAGCGGCTACCTTTAGTATATTGGATACTTACATCCCTACTATTGGTGCAACTGCACGTTCGGGTGCCGGATTCGGTATAGGTGCTAACCTAGTCGGATTCCCAGGAGGCCTATAAGCAAGAAGTTGTCTAAGTTGATATAGTGCACGTAACAATACTAAAATAATATAATGTGTCAATGTTATATTATTTATATAATTATATATGTTATTACCCGTCAAATATATACCAAAAAAACTTACCAAAAAAGACAGAGCTCGACAAAAAAAAATGCTGTTAACGTCAAGAAGACTATATAAACAGCATAAATATTACACGCGCAAGAATGTGCCTTCCTACAAATCAAAGCCTTCTAAGCATGTGTTGAAAGCGATGAAGGTTTACCATGTAAACAATATTATGCCAACTGCAGAGCTCGCTAGAAAAACTGGTTGTACCCTAACAGGATTGAAGAAAATAGTAAACAAAGGCGAAGGAGCATATTATTCATCAGGGTCACGGCCAAACCAGAGTGCTCGTTCTTGGGGAATTGCGCGATTGGCAAGCGCCATTACAGGCGGAAAATCGGCTGTGGTTGATTTCCATATTATTAAGAAAAGTTGCCAGCCTACCAAAAAGGCCTATTCTTTAGCAAAAAAAGCGCTGAAAAAATATGGTCGCGCGACAAGCCGTGTTCCCAAAACAAATGTGCGTGCGTAGACATTGGCATTCCATATATACTTATTAGATAGTTGGTATAAACTCCCAGTTTAATTCATGGCATATTTGTTTCCAAATATTATCTTGGTCAATTCTCTTTTCCCTGTCCTTTAGCATCGGAAAATGTTCCAAGTATTGTGTTTCACCTAAGAGTTCACATAATTTATATGCAGTGTAGTAATAATTCAAGAAATTCACTCTGTCGTCTGGACAAAATTTAGAATATGGTGCCTGTAAGTCCATAAATAAACTATATAGCGTATCTTCAAACTCCGGTGACATGACAGGGGGTTTAATTCCCAACTTGTCTTTAATGAAGGGAATATGCTCATAATATTTGTTGTATCCTAGTTTTTTTAATATGTCCTTTGTCTTGATGTTTGTAACATGAGAAAGATTAATTCTCTCCTTTTTAATCTGAAGCCTGATATTTTCAACAACCTCCAATGGAATTTGGGTAGTTTCTTTTCCTTGAAATTGAGCAATAATCTCTTTGAAGTGATTGATTCTTTTATATGCATAAAAACAAGCTTCTTTAGGGGGTTCTTTATAGGACGGCTTTTCGTTCTCAATTAAATATGGCGTATTTCGCGAACATTTATTGCATATAAGTATACCTTCATCCTCAAGTGGTATCAGCTCGCCTGCATGACAATACTCGCAAACACTGGATGATTTTACAAATGTATTCATATCAATAAAAGACTGATCTATGCCACTTAGGTATGTTTTAACAATATTGTTATAAGTATGTTGGTTTGTGTCGCTGGGAGTATTTAACTTGAAAAATGTGTCTATTTTACTATTTTTCTGTCCACCTGCATTGGTCTCCATATTAGAAATATTCTTTTTTGTTTCAAAATACTCAAACACGTGTTTTGAATTAGAAAGGTAGTAATCTTTTTTCTTAAGGCGCAATAATTTTATTTCATTGTTTATTTCGGATATCCTATCCCGAATGCTTAGCTTATCTTCTAATGTCATACTTTCTGTATTAATTTTTTCATATAGGGAAGTTTTTTCTTGTTTAAGGTTAGGAATCTTTTCATTGTCATTTTTGTCAAATATTTCTACAAACTCGCTATGTTTACTATCTAACGTAACATTTGCATTTTTTGCAACCTTTATTTTTTTTGCTGTTTTAGGCTTGAAGCCATTTGTAAACATGTATATACAAATATCTATTTAGTTTTTAATTTATATTTTTATCAATCTAATAATATGTTTAATTAAGATGTTTGTTTTCTAAGGGACTACTAATGGAGACTATTCAGATAGATATTGAAAAGGGTATAAAAATAGATGATATTACTTTAAAAAAAATGACCTTTTTTTATAACGCATTGGAATCAGGATGGTCTATCAAAAAAATAAAGGGGGACAAGTACATGTTTACAAAGAATCATGAAGGAAAAAAAGAAGTATTTTTAAATTCGTACATTACTAATTTTTTAAAGTCAAATATTGACATGAATAAGCTTATGTCCCGTGACATAGAACCATAATAATTTGATAATTGTGAAAATCTGCATTGTTTTTATAATTATTAGTCGTAATTTTATTTTTTACGTGATATTTTTTTCTTTAGTCATAGTATAATATGGGAGGCGGACTCATGCAACTAGTCGCCTACGGCGCACAAGACGTTTACCTTACTGGCAACCCCCAGATCACTTTCTGGAAGGTTACATACAGACGCTACACCAACTTTGCTATTGAATCTATTGAGCAAACCTTCAACGGACAGGCTGATTTTGGTCGCCGTGTCCAGTGCACGATCAGTCGCAATGGTGATCTTGCTTATCGCACATACTTGCAGGTGACTCTTCCTGAGATCAACCAGCTTATGGGCGCTGCCAACGGATTTACCAACTCTGGTGTCTATGCCCGTTGGTTGGACTTCCCTGGAGAGCAGATTATTGCCCAGGTTGAGGTGGAGATTGGAGGTCAGCGCATTGATCGCCAATATGGTGACTGGATGCACATCTGGAACCA